AGCAGGGGCAGACACCTGCCGCGATCCGCTTCTTCAGCCGCGCCCGTTCCTTGAGCAGCTTGTTTTGTTCCGCTGCCGCCCGGTTCGCGCGTGTTCGCTGGAACTCGACTTCGGCTTCCTTGGCCTTCAGCTCGCGCCGCAGCCGGTCCGCTTCCGATTCCTTGAAGATGCGCGGGTGGCCGTTGGGACAGGAGAACTTCCCGCCGCTGTCGCGTTTGTCACTGAGCCAGCCTGCGTTGACGTAGAACACGATCCCGCACTCGCCGCAGGTCAGCGAATCGTAGGTGATGTGGTCTGCCAGTGCATAGCCCATTGCCGTCTCCTCACTCTGGATACAACTGCGCCATCAGCCAGTCGTAGCTGTTGACCAGTACTCTGGTGTCCTCGTCGCGGCCCCAGAATTCCTTGCCGATGATGCCGGGGCGCTGCTGCGACCGCGCGATCTTGATGCCGAACTTGTCGCGCAGCCGTTCCGCTTCTTCCCGCTCGCTGTCGAACGCGACAAAGACCTCGGTCGTGACCATGAAGCCGGTCTGCTTGTAGCCCTCGCGCTCCAGGTCAAACGGCCCGCTCAGCATCTTGCGCTCCTCTTTCATCACGCCGCCGACGTTGACGACCTTGTCCACCCACATGTTTTTGGCCCGGTGGATGATGACGATGTTCAGCCCCGCATCGACGACGCCGTGGGTGATGCCCTGCCAGCGCGTGTTGAGCGGCCCCATCTGGTTGCGGCGGGCTTCAGGGGCGATCTGGTCGCTCTTGCCGAAGGTCGCCAGCACGCCCAGGTCGTACCCGCTGGTGCCGGTGTCCAGCACGATGGTCGCCGCCTTCTTCTTCTTCTGGACGTAGGGGCGGATGTGGCTGCGGTACGCTTCCCACAGCTCCATCGCTTCCTTCTTCACGTCGTCGCGGCCTTCAAACGCGTACGCAGGCATCCGCATCTGGTACAGCTCGATCTGGTCGCGCTCGTCATGGTTGTCCACGACGTACTGAGTGTTGGGGTCGAGCGACACGATGGCGAGCGGCTTGGGCCAGGACAGGGCCATCTTCGTCTTGCCGCTGCCTTCCTTGCCGACGATGCTGGTCGCGGTCGGCTGGTACTGCCGCCCGTTGGTACTGGTCCTGGCTTTCACTGGTCCTCGCTTTCCGGTGTCCGGTCCTCGGGGGCCAGGAGCAGACGGTCCACTTCCCTGCGGTCGGCGGGCAGGAGCGCCACCGATTCAGACAGCTTCCTGACGGCGTCCCGCAGGCGCTGGAGTTCGTTGTCGATGTCGTCGAAGTCAGGCAGTCTGGTCATTTCAGTAGTTTCCTGTCTCTGGCGTGCTGCATCACGCGCCGCCAGTACTCTCGGGGTTCGCCCGGCTCGAATCTGATGGCATAGGTCATCGGGGCCACGGTCGGCAGGGGCGGCTTCCAGTTGCCGTTGACGTGCCAGACGTGGACTTCGGCGCGGCTGTACCCCCAGACGTAGCAGTAACAGCCCACCTGATAGACGTATCGCAGCCACTTGGATGTATTAGTGAAAGCTACGCTCGATTTCCAGCAGGCTTTCATTTCGTGGATGGCGAGCCCACGGCCCTTGCGCGACTCGCCAATGCCGTCAGGGCTGCACCACACTCCGGCGTGGCGCTTCGGCTCCGGCTTGGTCCACGGCAGGTACCTGGCCATGAACGCCCCGGCGACCAGGTCCTCATAGAGATTGCCCAGCTCCTGGAACGTCAGCTTGGACGCCACCGGCAGCGCCTTGCCTGGCCGCTCGTCGCCAAAGTCGTGGGGGTACAGCGTCCTGAAGTAGTCGTCGAGGATGGTACTGAGATGGAGCCCGGCGGGCCGGTTGGTGTCGGCCAGCGTCCTCGCGCGGATCATCGCGTCGAGGAGTACCGACTGGTTGCTGACGGTGACCTGCATGGGCGTGCGTGCGTCCTCTCCGGTGAATGAGGGGACCAGGTACCCGTACCCGGTCCCCGGCCTTGGCTTACTTGTCGAGGGTAATCGTCCCCTTCTTGCTGTCGTAGGTCCAGCCCTTTTCGAGTTCGAGGAAGTCGTCGCTCTCGACCAGCGCCGCGATCTTCTTCGACAGCGGGTTCTTCTTGGTCACGGCCAGGATGGCGTCCTCGACGTTGCGCTGCTTGAGGGGTCCGTCGTCGAGCGCGTCGATGAGGGCTTCGACGGCGGCTTCCTGCAAGTCGTCCTCGTCGTCGTCGGCCTCGGCGGGCTTGCCCTTGGCCTTGGTACTGGTACTGGCCTTGGCGGCGGACTTGCTGCCGCTGCCGTTCCACGGCGCATCGGTCACCTTGTTGAAGATGAGGGCTGACTTGTCCTTGTCGTCGCCCGCGATCTTCTCCATCGGCTTGACGATCATGTTGCCATCGACGCCATCGAGGACGCTGATGTCGTTGGTGATGAACCCCTTGGGCATCCCGCAGTCCTTCATGGCGCTGATGTAGAGCCCCGCCTTGGACTTCGGGTTGAGGCTGGCCTGGTTGCCCTTGGCGAGAATCATCTTGCCGTCAGCGGACGGCTCCCAGCCCTTGCCGACGGTGTAGCTCTCGACGCTCTCCTCGCCGTCACGCTCCAGGGTGACCAAGAGCGCCGGGACGCGCGGGCCTTTGCCCTGGTAGTCGAAGTAGGCGAACGTGTGCTTGTTCGCCGTGGCGGGGCCGGGGCCGAACGACCCCGAGGCGACGAAATCGTCGGGGTCGAGACTGACGCCAATCTGCTCATTCTTGCGTGCCATTGTGATAGCTCCTGCTGATAGATGTGTGTGTGCGACGGGTGAACGGACGTGCGAACGGCCCCCTTTCTTATGTGAGTTTCGGCATGACATCAGGCAGCGAGTCCACCGACTGGACCGCGTCCTGAAAGTACCCTGCGAACAGGGCTTTGTACTTGGGGATGAACCACCGCGCGTGGTCGTCCATGATGAACGTCTCGCCCTGGTCGTCGCTGGCGCGGACAATCCGGCCTGCTGTCTGCTGAATCGTCTGCGCGACCAGACTCTCGCCGTAGCCCGGTGTGGCCTTCATCCGGGCTTTCATGATCGCGCTCGTCGTGTCAGGGAACGGCAGCTTGCTGATGATCTGGTACTCGGCGTCACGGTAGGGGAAGTCCCAGCCGGTGGTCACCGAGGGGCTGACGAAAATCGCGGGTGCGTCCATCTGTCGGAATTGGTCGAGCGCAGCAGGCAGGTCCGAGGCTCGCTGCGGAGCGATCATCTTACGCTTGTGTTCACTGTGGTCAAGCACAAAGCGGGCGCGGTCGTACGAAACCGTGTGGATGATGCCCTTGCGGTCCAGCCGCTGGCCGATGACCTGGTCCATCCGCGCGACCCAGTAGTTGGCGGTGACGGGGTCGCGCATCGAGCGGAAATCGACGCGGCAGGTTTGCAGCAGATAGACCGGACGCCTGGCGATGGCGAATGGACTTTTCATCGCCACGAACTCCACATCCTGCGGATCGATGCCCAGCAACCCCAACGTCTGGGGGGTGATGGTGGCACTCAGGTACACGATCTGGTCCACCGTTTTGGCGTCCTCGAAGTAACTGCGGAGTCGGCGCGGCTCGGTTGGGGCGAACACCAGTACGTCGCCCATGCGCTGCCACACCCAGGTGTCATCCATGTGCGCCATGTCCTCAAGCGCCCCGGCAATTCTCGACTTGGGCTGCGTGATATCACGAGTATCGTCCGTCGGGATCGGGGCCAGCATCCGCAGGTGCCGCTCGGCCCAGTCCTTCCAGCCGTCGATGGTCGTGGGGAGATTCCGCTGTGGGTTGGCGGTCATGTCGATGGTGATGGTGCAGGCGTCCATCAGCCCTTCGGGCAAGGCGTGGGCTTCGTCCGCGACCAGGCGGCGGACGTGACCGAGGCCCCGGCTGTACCGCCGCATCGCCAGCCAGTACGGGTAGTTGGTCAGGACGGCGTTGCTGGCGACGGCTTCGCGGACCTTGTCGAAGTACAGGCAGCCCCGATCCTTGAGGCTGCATTTCTCGCCGCTGCGGCAGGGGCCACGGTCGCACATGACGCGCTCGATGGGCATGTTCTTGCCGAAGCAATGCCGGAGTTCATCGCGGGCGGCCAGACATGAGTACCGCCGCTGGCCCCAGATGTTGGTGAGGAAGGGGAACGTCTGCTCGTACTGGATCTGCAATCCTGTTGTCGCGGTCAGGATGGCGGTCCGCTCACCGGGGGCCATGCGCGTCAGGCCAGCGGCGATGGTGCTCTTGCCGGTGCCTGTAGGCGACTGGATGACGACGTGGCGGCGTTTGCTGTGCAGCCCGGTGCGGATGGCCGACCGCTGCCCTGGCCGCCAGTCGTCGAACGGCATCCCGAGTTCCTGCGGCGATTTCACAATCTGTCCTTTCGTCTGCGTTTGGCTTCGACTTCAGCCCTGAGTACTTCTGCGGTGACGCGGTCACAGTGGGCGGCGATTCGGGCGCGCAGCTTGTCGATGTCGCGCTCCAGCGCGGCGGCCTTCGCCAGAAACTCGCGGGTGCCTTTGACCATCGCGTCGAGCCGGGCCTGCTGTTGCACCAGTTCCCCCATCCGCGCCGTCAGAGTCGCCAGCACGCCCCACTTACTGGACCTCACTGGCATCGCTGAGGGTCGCGTCCACCGGCGCGGGCGTCATGGCGACTTTGTCCTTGCCGCGCCTGGCCTTCTTCTGTTTGTCCTCGTCGAGCCAGATCGCAAACCACGTCAGCACCAGCGACCGCAGGCTGACGCCGTCCTTTTTGGCCTTGGCCTTGATGGCGGTGTAGAACTTGGGCGGGATGCGGTCGATCGTCAGCATCACACGTTTCGGGCTCGTCGTCGTCGGGAAGTTGCGCGAATAGCCTCTCAGCTTCTTGGTCTTGGTCGTCGCCATGTGTGTCCTCAGTCCGTGATGCGTCTGCTGAACTTTGATCGGCTGTCGTCGGGGTCCAGGTCCGCGTACGAGAGTTCCCCTGTGGCGAGCTGGGGAAAGGCTCTTTCCAGTTCATCAAGCAGCGCCTTGCTGTAGGTCGTCACCGCCAGCGCCTCTATTTGCAGCACCGTGGTGTGGTACAGCGTGATGGCATCTTTCAGGGCGTCGGGCCGGTCCATCTTCAGCAGTTCTTCCAGTTCCTCGAAGATGCTCGACCGAATGAAGGCGATTTCCTTCCGGTCGGCTCGCCGGTCGGCCAGTGTCTGACGAAGATCGATCCGGGGCCGCACGTCGCTCGTTGGGTCGTCGGGGTCTGGCCTGAGTGTTTTCAGTCCTTCCGTCAGCAGGTACGTGGCCTGGTCGGTCATCGTGTCCCAGTGGTACTGGCCTTTGCCCGCGCGGCCATCGAGCAGCAGCTTGTTCATCCAGCCCACCAGCCACTTGGGCAGCCGCCAATGCACGATCTGCGTCTCTTGGCGTTCGGGTTTGCCGTTGGGGTGCTGCTCCTGATAATCGCGGCGCGCGTAGATGCGCCGGAGCATCTTGCGCCGCTCGCCGGGCTCCAGTTTGTCAAGCATTTCCCGGTCCGCAGCGGAGAGCGTCTTTTGCACGCTGCCCCAGCGTCGGCCCAAGGCACTGTCTTTTGGTTCAGCCATTTGTCCTTGCCCCCTTATATCTCTAGACTATTCTATCCATCTTGGTACGTCTAGAAATGTCTTGGGGTATCTATAGAAGTATTTGTACCCGACAACCCCCAGCATCACACGCTGACCGTGCCTTTGCGTTTGGCCTTGGTGACGGCCTTGGCCTTGAAGGTCGAGAACTTGACGCGGTTGCGGTCGTCGCTCCAGCCCCACCACAGTTCGACCGAGAAGCCGGAGTAATCCAGCAGGCACATGGCGACGTAGACGGTCGCCATGCCGACGCCCTTGACGCGGACCAGGGCGAGGGGGTCGAGGTTGTACAGCTCGCTGGCGTTGACGACGGCCAGTTTCTGGAGCACCAGCGACAGGCGGCGGGCAGCGGTGAAGTTGGCGCAGCCGAGCAGGTCCACCATCTGCTGTTTGCTGAAGGTCAGGCCGCCGGGCAGCCAGAGGGTGGTGGCGTGGAGCCCATCGCGGAAGCCTTTGTCGAGCGGAGCGTAGTCGCGGATCTTGCGGCGAACGACGGCGTGCGAGCGTGCGGCCATTGTGTCTGTCTCCTGTGCGTGCGTGTACGAGTTAGGCGATCTGCCGGGCGGCGTGGGCGGCGTCGGTGCGGCGAGCCCAGACGGCCTTCATGGACTTACTGAGTTTGCGGCGGTACGCGGCGCTGCGGACCTTGCCTTTGTCCTTGCGCGTCTTGTACGGCTTCCGCTTCCGGGTGATGAAGGCTTCCAGTTCTGCGACTCTTGCCTTGAGTTCGGCCAGTTCGGTGCGAGCGCCTTTCTGTGCGAGCGTGCGGACGTCTGCTGCGGTCATGTGGTCTGTTCTCCTGTGGCGGCGGCCTGTTGACGGTCCCGCGCCGCGCCAATCCAGCCGATGGCGTCGGACAGGCGGCGCGCGAGAATCACCGAGGTCGCGGCGGTGATGGTCAGGTGTTCCGGGTGTACCAGGAACGTGATGGTGTCGTCGGCGGCGTCGATGAGGGCGTCGGTGGCCCCGTCGATCGTGTGCGTGCGGTCGTTTGCCATAGAACTACAGTCCTCTCCAGGTACGAAAGCGTTTGATGACGCCCCATCGCCAGTACTCCCCGGCGCGGCGCTGCCAGTGCAGGAACAGCCGATCCCAGAGAGTCATGGCGGGGGGTAGTAGTATCACTTGACTAGTAACACGGTCAAGCGGAATCAGCCGTGTCGGCGTCATCGGGATCGGCAAGGGCGACCTCGTCGTCGGTGGGGTCAATCACCAGCGTCTCGTCAGAGAGCGGCACCGTAAAGACGCGGCCGGTGGCATCTTCGAGCGTCAGGTCGTTGGCGACGTCGTGGATGCGGTACAGGCGGTTGCGGTACAGGGCGTTCATTTGGGCGTCTCCTCAAAAGTCGAAGTCGGGGGCTACCTCAGCCAGTCGGGCCGGGTGCGGCAGAGCTACTGGCGCTGGCGGCCGTACAAACGGCGCGGGGGCGACAGGCTGCCTGACCCCGCCGGGACCGCTCTTGACGCCGCCTAGGGCAACCTCGCCAGCGGAATCGGCCTTCTGGGCGAGGGTCGTACGGGCGGCGATGGCGTTCAGGACCAACCGCCGAGCTGTGGTCAGCCGGTCGACGGCCAGCGCCAGTACGTCGGCATGGGCGATGGCGATCGGGTAGTGGTGGTCGGCCTGCGCCAGTTGGTCGTCGGTCAGGCTGGCCGTGATGCCGGTCGAGACGACGAAGGCCAGCACCTTGAGGGCGTAGCCGCTGGCGGTGTCGTCAGGCTGCGGCGGCGGCGGCGAGGGGAGCGGCGGATACATGGGCGTCATGGGCGTGCGTCCTTTGCTGGACAGTGGCCGCATACGGGCGGCAATAGCCCGTACGCAGCCCCGTCGTGATTAGTTCCCGGCGGCGACCAGCTTGGCCCCGCGCGCCATGACGGCGGCGGCGATCTGGTCCAGTTGGTAGCGTTCGTCTTGGTAGTCGCCTTGGCTGATGCGCGTGATGCCGTTGGCGATGCCCCAGAACGATCGCGGGTTGGCTTCGTACTGTTCCGCCGCGTTGTACGCCGTCTCGGCGGCGTCCTTGGTCATGCCCGCTTCCTTGAGCGCGGCGATGACGGCGTCCTTGGTCGTGGCGTATTCCCGGTCGATGAGGCCCCGCACGATGGCCGTGTCGCGTTCGGCGGATTGGCTGGCGAAGTTCACCGCATAGGAGCGGATTTCCCGCAGCGCATCCCGCAGCACCTTGGTACCCACATGACGGCGGCGGTACCGGCGGTCCATCATCGCGCCCCAGAGCATCAGGTTGCCGCAGATGTACCGGAACAGCAGCGTTTCGATGATGACGCTGCACGCACCAACCTCGGAGTTCCGCAGCATGATGCCGCGAAACATCTGGCCGTTGCCGCCCATCGCTGAGGGGTCATCGACGATCGATCCGCCGTTGATGAGAATGAGGAAGTCGTCGCGGTCGCTGGTGTAGGCCCCGGCGGGCTTGCCGTCCCACGCCGTCGGCAGCTTCCACTGGGGATCGTTCGCCGTGAGTTCGCGCATCAGGCCATCGACCAGATCCGCCGTCCACACGCGGCCATAGGTCTTGCTGGTGACGGCGCGGACCATCGGCTGTGGTGCGCCGTTGGGGGCTTGGGCCAGCAGGACGGCCGGGGTCTTGGGGTCCTTCTGGGCGAGCCGGTAGTTCAGGATGTCGGCAATCATCGGCGCGGGCAGGTCGTTGATGGAGTCGGCCCGCTGGCCAAGGAGTCTGGTCCACTGGCCGAAACTCCAGTTGGTAAATTGCGCGACCCCCTTGGGCGACTTGAGCAACACGCCATCTTCATGGGCAACGGTCGTGAGGTCGCCTAGGGTGTACTGACGTTCGCGGGAGTGGGCGCGGCGCGTCTGCGTGGTCATCAGCATGTCGACCAAGCTGGTGCGGCGATCGTCGCGGGGGCGGCTGACGTACTGGCGGTAGGCGGTCTTGTTGACGTTCATGGCGTCTGTCTCCGTGGCGGCGGTGGCGGCAGGTACCGCAGAGTCCAGCGGGTGCTGGTGTGTCTGCGGCCCCATCCGGCCCGCACGCGCAGACCTAGTATGCCGAAGTGATATCACCAAGTCAAGCGGTGTGTTTGCGTTTGCTGTTTGCCCTGTTTGCCTTGGGTTTGCCGCAGACGTTCCAGCCGGTCCCCCAGTACTCCGGCAGTACTCCGGCCAGTACTGCGGCGATGGCCCGATCCTCAGCCCGCGCGTCGGTACTGCCTCACGTACGCGTGATCCCTGCCTCGCGCGCACGCGGGTTTTTCACGGTACCTGTACAGGGGATTTCCGGTGGTGGCGGCGGCGCGGAGTCTGGAGAATGGCGGCCTGAGCCCCGGTCGAGCCGTGGCGGGGGGGCCCCCCCCCCCCTCGGGACCGTCGGCCGGTGGCCGTCGGTCCCTCGGCGTACGGCGTACCCGGCCGTCAGCCTGGACAGGCCGACAGCCACGGCCGACAGGCGACAGGCCAGAGCCACGGCCGGAGACGGCCGCCAGTACGGCCGCCAGAGCCACGGCCGCCAGTCAGGCCAGTACGGCCGCCTCGCGTCAGTACGGCCGTACACGCCTCTCAGGACAGCCGGAGACGGCCGTACAGAGGCGATCGGTTGTGGTGTGAGGGAATGGACTAGGCGGCCGTACGCGCCGGGTGTACGGCCGCCTAGTCCCGGTCTAACGGATGGGGATCTTGCGGCCGAAGCGTACGATCCGATCGGCCTGTCGTCTCAAGGCCGACTGTACCCGGCCGTACTCAGGCGACAGGTACACGCCACGATCGAACGGCGCGTCTACACCTGTCCGGCCGTCGTCGTCGTCGTACGGCCGATCGTCGTGGCTGTCGTGCGGTACGTCCGAGAGCCCATGATCCCTTTCGTACAGCCGCATTAGATCGGCCGTGTCGTCGTCGTCGTCAGTGAAGATGATCCGATCGTCATTCCCGAATGACACCGATCGCCAGTCAGGCCGATCGACGACGCGATCGAACACGGGAAACGATCGATCGTGGTAGTACACCGGTACCGGCCGATCGTCGTCTCCGGGTGTCCGAGAGGAGACGAGAGCCCACAGATCGATCGCTGTCATCGCATCTAGCAGGCGTGCAAGGTGGCGACAGTCTAGGCTCTCGGTTCGTGTGTGCTCTCCAGCCGTACCCGTGCTGATGTTCGTGCATTCGCTGATGTCGTCAGAGTAATTGGCTGTGTCAGTGAACAAGCCAGTACCATCGGCCGCGTACGACAGGCCGAAACGTGACAGCTGTACCGCGAGCGATCGCGCGAATGCGTCCGACGCAGTACGACGACCGGCCTGTCGTGTGATGATCGAATTGGTACCACGTCGATCGAATGCGATCGCAAACGTGAACTGAGAGAGCCACGATCCATAGTCGGCCGCCAGATCGCTGGAACCGATACCGCCTCTCTCCTCGCTGTCGTGAAACACGTACCGGCCGGGTACGCCTCGCAGAACCATTTGACGCATGAGCCAGACACCGGCCGTACAGTCAGCGCCTAGACAGTTGCGGCCGTTTCGCTTGGATCGTCGTGACAGCCGCGCGATACCCGTCTCAGGAGAGTACCGGATCGACTGGCGGCCGTCGTCGTGGTGTACGGTGTCCGTGTGAGACGACCACAGCACACGATGAGCGATCGGATCGCCTACATGTACGTGGACATTGCCAAACGTGTCAGCGTACGCGCCGGGTAGTGAGAGCACGTACTTGTGTACGAATGCGGCCGTCGTCGTCGATCGTGCTGGCCTACAGTACGTGAGCATTTCTAACAGTTCATTCAAGGGTGTCATGATCGGCCGTCTCTCTCTCCGGCCGTCTCTCCGGCCGTGGTGTCGTCGTCTCCGGTTGTGGCTGTCAGTGGCAGATCGGCCGTGTCAGGACAGCGGCGGCCGGTACTCTCTCCGCATTCGTCGCAGATCGTCGATCCTCTCTCGGTGTACTCGCTGCAATGTGGGCAACCGTCGTACTCACGGTTGCAGTCAGGACAGAGCCCGATCGCGTGTCGGACTTCTCTGGCGGCCGTCTCCTCGCGGGTAAATTCGTCGGTTTCGATCCATTCCCGATCGCAGTCCGATCGATCGCATTCAACCGAGAGACGGGAAAAGCACGAATCACAGATGTACCGATCGCCAGACTCAACCGACGATCGATCGTCGTGGTGGTGGTACTCCTCGCATTCCTCGCAGTACGACATCGATTCAAAACAGGACGTACAGTAGTCACCGTCAAAATTGTCGCTGTCGTGGCTCTCGTACCCGCATCGGGTACAGCTGAATAATTCTTCTTCTTCTTCTTCTTCTTCGGCCGCCGATAGTCCCTCTGTCGTGGCAACCGATACCCGCCCTTGACCGAGTACCAACGATCGACGATCGCGCGACAGTTCAGCCGATGAGATGTTATCGACGTACGGCACCACGTACCCGCCCTTGCAGGCGATCGCAGTAATCCTCGCGCCACGGATGGACCCTTGCGAGTACCCGGCCGCCTCAAGTAACGGGATCATCAGATCGCGGTGTCCGAAGATCCGGTTGTACACCTGCCTGTCAGGCCAGATAACCGTTCGTGCAAGCACTTCTCCGGCCGCCAGATCGCCAACATAGGCCAGTGCCAGATCGCTGTCATTCCCACCATAGGCGCGTACCGGATGGCATGAGCCTCGGAAGTACTCAGAGGGAAACGGGTACCGCATACACGATCCGAATCCTTCTGTCGTGTACACCCGTTCGATCGTCTCAGGGTCTTTTGTGACTGTCAGCGCGTACCGATCGGCCGTCAACATTCCACAGAACCGATCGATCGTCGTTTTGTCGATCGCCTCGCTGAAGTACTTCGCCAGATATCGGCCAGGACGTACGACCGTCTGACGATCGGCTGTTCCGTGGCTGTCGTTCTGTGTGTAGGCGATCTTGCCGGGCTGGTTCACTGACACGTGTACGTAATGCGCGAGCCTCGGATCGTCGTCATCGGCGGCCGTGATTCGTTCGATCGCCTCGCGCCAGACGGGATCTAGGTACCAAGGCGGCCGGATGTACTCTCTCCGGGTAAACCGGGTGCATTCCCTCTGTCGCCACTGATACTTCTCGCTGTCGGACAATTTGAACGTGACGATGAGGCGATCGGCCGGTATCGGTTTCCATTCTCCGGCCGCCTCGTCGTACGCGTGTACCGTCGTCGTGTCGTGGTGCGCTTCGGCGGCCGTGTCGAATGCCAGATACGCGCATTCGCGCAAGGCTGTCACTAGATCCGTTTCTCTGTCGTGCTTGTAATGTGGCACTGTCGTCTACTCCTCTGAACGTGTGAACGTGCGGCCGTACGTGCGGCCGTGGCTGTTGCTCTCTCCTCTGGCGGCCGGTTGTGGCTGTCGTCTCTCCTCTCAGAACCAAACGAAAACAACCGCCAGTATGAGGCTAATTACTAGTAAACGCAACCGGACAGGCCACCTATGGATCGTCTGACGGCCGACAGCGCGAGATGAGGAGAGAGGAGAGGAGACGGCCGCGAGCCTCACGACGGCCGCTGACTGTGTGTGTGATTGCACAGCAGACCGTCTGACCGTCCCGTTACGTAGGGCAGCGTAATCGCTACGTAGTACTGCGTAACCACAGGGAATAGTGATATCACAATTACACCCTACCGTGGGGAGTAGCGCCTGCCGTGTCGTTCTTACAGGGGTGCGCTGCCCGGCGCGTCATTTCGACATGGCGGGGGCGGGGGGGAGCGCAGCCGCACCCTCGCAGAATTTTCGGTGGAATTAGGCGTGATATCACTGGTAAACGCCCATCGTTCGTGCCGCCGTAGTACTGGTACTGGCTATCGCCCTTCGGGCGCTAACCAGTTCAAGAGCCATAGCCAGTACTACAGCCAGGGCATGGATGGTGTGATATCCCATGCGCCAGCCGCATAGTTGACCAGCCCGCGCGACTGTCCTACCCTGTGCCGGTGCCGAAGAAGCCAGACCGGAAAGAACGCCAGGACAAGGCGCTCAGAGAGGCGGCGCTGATTGTCGCGGGGAAGGCCGGGCCGACCAGACTGACCAGCGAAGAGCGGGACTGGATGCTGACGCTGATGGACGGCGGCGCGAGTAATGCGGACGTGGCCAGGAAATCGAACAGGAGCGCGGAAGCGGTGGCCCGCGTGAGGGCCGACTACTTCCCCACGGCGAAACTGGCGACCAGGTACCTACAGGCCAACGCGCTGAAGCTGGCCGAACGCATCGTCTCTGATGCGACGGTCGAAGAGGCCATCGACGTACTGACCAGGCCCAATATTGGTGTCCTGGCGGTAGCCAAGGCGGCGATGGACGGCCAGGGGAACGTGTTTCTGAGCATCAGTACCAGTAGCCTCGGCGGCGTGGTTGACCCCGGCAAGCTGCAAGGCCAGAAAATGCTGCCGGAACCCGTCGATGTGACCCCCAGCGCCTTCTCTGTGTCCCCCGCGCGCATCGAAAAGCCTGAAATCGAGCAAAAAGAGCCGGAAATCGCAAAAAAACGCGAAATTTCCGAAGCAACCGTCCGCGCACCGGCCAAATTACCGAAAAACCCGAAAAAAGACGAAAAATCGCCGGAAAAACCGCGCCTGGTGCGAAATCCCGCCGGAAAGCCAAAGAAAACCGCGAAAAATCGCAAAAAACCGGCGTTTCTCGACCCGCACCCGTCCAGAAATGTCGCGCCGCCGGGAAAAGCGCCGATCACGCTCCGGTTCAACCTGTACGACTAAAGGAGTACGCCAATGGGCCTCATCGAGCTGCTGATTGTGCTCGTCATCGTCGGCGTCATCCTGTACTTGATTGAGACGTACATTCCACTCAGCCCGCCCATCAAGACGGTCATCCGCGTCGTGGTGGTCCTGGTACTGATTCTCTGGCTGTTGCAGCTCTTTGTCGGTGATATCCAGATCCCCGGCATCCGCCGCCAGTGACGATCCTGGTCCTCGCCGTAGTACTGGTACTGGTACTGGCTGTGGCCGACCACTTCACGACCAGCGAACCTGGCCCTGACAGCGGCACGGTGGATCTGCGGAAGTACCTGCGGTGAGCCGGTGAAACTGCACGTTGTACCGGCGCACCAGGACGACGACGACGACATCCCGGTCCGGTTCGTACCCCCCGACGGCAAGGATGAATGGCGTCCGGTCGCAGAGTGGGTCGCCCTCGACTGGTCGCACTGGCTTCAGCAACACGGCTGGAATCAGGGCCGCATCCATCAGTACTTGTCGGTCGATCGGTACAAGTACGGATTTGGCCTGCGCCGTACCGACAGCTCGCCGTTTACGTGGATGTACCTGCCCGTCCCCGCCGCAGTACCGCTGCACGCGAGCACATCCCCGAACCTGCTGTACGGCGGCGCTGCCGGGGGAACCAAATCCCACTCGACGCGCTGGGACGCCTACCGCTACTGCTTCAGCATCCCGGAGTACCGCAGCATCATCATGCGCCGCACCTTCGAGGAGCTGCGCCGCAACCACATCGACAAATCAGTCATCGAAGCGGAAAAGATCAACGCCTGGTTTGGCCGCGAGGTCATGCAGGTCGTTCGGTCGGAACATGAAATCCGCTTCCCACTGAACAACGCCAAAATCACGTTCGGCCACTGTCAGAACGTGGGCGACGAAGAGAAGTACCTGGGCGACGAGTACGACGACTTCCGGCCTGACGAAATGGCGACCTTCGAGAAGGAGCAGATCGCCGGTGTGCAAGGCCGTCTCCGCAGCACCAAGCCCGGCATCCGCGCCCGCCTCGTTGGTACGTCTAATCCAGGTGGAGCGCACACGCTCTGGCTGAAACAGTGGTTCATCGACCGCAGCGTCAGCCGCGAGGAGAACCCCCGCTACAAGGCCGACCAGTACCAGTACATCCCCGCCCGGCTGTACGACAACCCCTGGCTGATGGACCCGGACGGCACCTTCACCGAGTACGAAAACCGCCTCTATATGTACTCCCGCCAGCGCCGCCGCCAGCTCCTCAACGGCGACTGGAACGCCGTCACCGGCCAGTTCTTCGACGAGTGGGCACCAGGCCGCCTCGTCGGCCACGTCCCCATCCCCCAGGGCTGCGCCATTGAACGCTGGATCGACTGGGGCTACAGCAAGCCCGGCGTCTGCCACTGGGTCGCCTGCCTGCCCAATGGCCGCCTCTACGTCTTTGCCGAATGGGTGTTCAGCGGCACCATCGCGTCGGAAGTCGCCAAGCGCATCCACCAGCTCACCAAAGACGAAGTCCTGCCGATCACCAAGGGCCGCCTCACCCGCACCATCGCAGACCCGTCGATGTTCGCCATCAGCGGCCACACCGGCGAGAGCTACGCCGACACCTTCAAAAAGAACCACGTCAGCCTCACCCCCGGCGACAACGACCGCGTGCTGGGCTGGGGCCGCCTGCGCCACTGGTACCGCAAACACCCGGACGACGCCGGGGCGTGGTTGATCTACAACCCTGACTGCGAGTACGCGATCCGCACCATCCCGTCGCTCATCCACAGCACGGTCGATCCCGAGGACCTGAACACGGACGGCGAGGACCACGCCGCCGACGCTGACCGCTACGGCGTCATGGCCCGGCCATCGCCCTCGGTCATCGTGCGGCAGCGGTCCATCGTGCTGCCTGATTCCATTCGCGGTATGCTGCGCTCGCTCGACCAGCGGCCCCGGCAGATCGGACAAGTGAACTGAGGTACTCGCAATGCCTGACATCCCCGGCCTGCCTGGTTACAGCCCCAACGCCGAAGCCCCCATCGGCCAGACGCCGACTGCCCCCGGTACCGACATCGCCCAGCTCCGGCAATCGCTGGTGTCGCTGCCGATGGACGAGCAGGTCAAAGGCGAGTGGCTGAAGCGGTGTACCGAGTGCGAGGAATTCGTCAAGCTGCATGAGCAACGCTGGGACATCCTGCTCGACGAGTACATGCCCATCGTCAGCCCCACCGGCCACGCCGAAACGGTCAAGATCAACGCGCATTTCCGCAACGTCCACAGCAAGATTGGTGAGATGTTCGTCCAGTCGCCCGAGGTCACGCTGACGCCCAAGGAAGCGTCGATGGAGAAAGTACCTCTCCCCTCTGGCGCTCTGGGTTCCGCCGAAGATGCCATCAGCGTCAAGCAAGCCGTCCTCAACGACTTCCTCACCGACCAGGACGGCATCAACGCCAGCCGCCTGATGGGCGAGTGCCTCTTCGACGCGCTGGCTTGGGCCGGAATCGCCTGCGTCAAGGTCGGCTACCGCGCGTACTTCAAGACCATCCAGCGCCCGGTCATGCAGCAGCCGATGATGCCGCCAATGGGTGCCGGTGCGCCGCCGATGCCGCCCGCGCCGATGCCGCCAATGATGATGGGCGGGGCTGGTGGGCCGCAGCAGCCGATGGGGCAGTTGCAGCCGCCGGGGATGCCGCCGATGGGGATGATGCCGCCCCCGCCGCCGCCGCAGCCGGTCATCGACCCCCTGACCGGGCAGCCGCAGATGGAGTCGGTCCGCGTCCCCATCCACGAAGAGTGGTACGCCAGCCGCTTCTCGCCCAAGAAACTGCTGTTCAACAGCGACCTTCGCAGTACCCGCTTCGACAAGGACGCCACCTTCATGGGGATGGTGTTCTTCATGGAGCCTGCCCAGATCGAAAAGACCTTCGGCATCCCCGCCGCCGACATCACCGGCGGCAGCGAGGACGACCGCGTCCACCTGTACAAAGACGTCAACACGCGCGGCACCAACACCAAAGTCAAGTGCTACGAGGTCGTCTACAAGGCATCGCATTTCACCGACGAAGTCCACCCGCTGAAGATGAACCAGCTCATTCTCATCAGCGGCTACACCGGCGGCCCCGCCGTCCACCGGCCATCGCCTGACCAGTCCTTCGACGACATGGGCCGCATCACGCCCGACTCGCTCGTCGGCTTTCCGTTCCTGGTGCTGACCACCCGCGACGTGGCCGACACGCCGTTCCCGCCGTCTGACGCCGCCTTCGCCAACTCCTCGGCCAAAACGCTCAACACCTTCCGCCGCCAGGGCGTCAAACTCCGCGATGCCGCCATCGGCAAGTACCTGGTCGACGCGGGCATCTTCGAGGAAGGCGATTTCGACGCCTTCGTCAACGCCGAAGTCGGTACCCCCATCAAGATGAAGCCAGGCTCGATGGCCCAGGGCGTCGACAAGATCCTGGCCGTCACGCCCCAGGTCCACGCGACCGCCGACGACTACCGCACCGCGCAGATGCTCAAGCAGGACATGGACGAAATGCTCGGCATCAGCTCTGCCCAGGCCGGTGCACCGCTCGAAACGGTCCGGTCCGCCACCGAAATTGCCGAATTCTCCTCTGGCGCGACAGGCCGCATCCAGACCGAGCGCAACCGCGTCATCGAGTTCTACCTGGCGCTGGTCCGCAAGATCGATGCGCTCATCGTCCGCTACATTTCCGGCGACCATCTCATCACCGTCGTCGGCCAGGACGGTGCCCGCCGCTTGCAGATGTGGAACCGCAAGCTGATTTACGGTCGCTGCGCCTACGCCATCAAGCCTGACTCCCAACTGATGAAAGACGTCGCCCGCGACCGCCAGCAGCAGCTCCAGGCGTACAACCTGACGGCGCAAGACCCTCTCGTCAACCGCGTCGAAATCCTGCGGAACATCTTTACCCTGCTCGGCTACGATCCCCTGCGCGCCGTCTTTGACCCGTCGCGCATCCCGCCGCAGATCCCGCCGGTCGGCGGCGAGGTCATGGGCGGCAACGAAGTCAGCAAGCACCAGAGCGAGCGCAGCGGTGGGATGCAGAACCGCCCCGGCGGCCAGGGAGACAACCGTGACGAACGCACAGGCAAAGGCCCGCAAACGCCGGTCGCCGGTGAGCGCGGCGGCGCGCGCCCGGTCCCTGGCGTCCAATAAGCCGGTCTGGGTCAAGTGCCCCGACTGCGATGACTGGTGGTGCGTGCGCCACCACAAACACGTCTACGACTGCCCCTGCCCGCCGCTTGAGGAATGGGCCATCGATCCGTACACCGGCACCGAGCCAGGACCGGCGGCGACATGATCTGCGAGAAGTGCGGCTGTGATATCCCCATCGGCGCGTGGCCGTTCTGCCCGCACGGTACATCCGCCACCTACACCAACGTCCGCGACGACATCCCCGGCGGCATGGTCCTCGAAAACTACGGCCCCGAGCCGGTCACGGTGTACAGCCACAGCGAGCGCCGCAAACTGCTGAAGCAACGCGGCCTCGAAGAAGCCGCCCATCACGTCCCCGGCGACAAACACGTCCGCACCTGGGACACGGTCGACCCCGTCACCGTCGCCAACGCGCAGACGATGCTGGAGCGCATCCACCACGTCACGCCGCACCCTGGCCCGCTGCCCGCCGGTGAGGAAGTCGCCGTCGCCTTCTTCAGCGAACTCCTCGACGACGCCGAGGTCATCGCCCTCGACCAGCAAATCCGCGACATCGACCGCAACTACTTCCCCCCGGACCCGGTCGAGGAGTAGCCTTCAGCCAATGGGCACCAACCACCACGACCCGAGCCGCATCATCCTGCCGCCTGGCTCCCATGCCCGTCCGCACCAGGAGCACATCTCCGCTTCTGAGATGATGAAATTCGCCGCGATGCAGGAGCTGGCGACCCGCCTGGGCATCTCGGTCGTCTGCCGGAGCTGCGACCATGCCTTCACCGGACAAAACGGCGTCAACGACCCGGAACTGGTTATT